GTTTAAGTAGTGCTTCAGACATAATTTTCTCAGGTGTATTTACTATAGGAATAAAGCTCTTTCCTTCAGCATCAAATGCAGTGGTCTTAGGTGATAACACTTCAGGACAAAACGAGTTTTTTAAAATTACATCAAGTAATAATTTAAGATTTAAAACAGATGGCTCATCAGTAGATATAGGGTTAGATAGTGGTAGTTTTATAGGAGAGAATTATTTAGTTATTACAAGGAATTCTTCTGACCTAGTTACGCTTTATTTTAATGGAGTAGCTCAATCTGATACTGAAACATTAGCAGGAACAGTAAATATGGACTCAATGGGAGTAAGAGCAGTAAACGTAAATCCTTATGATGGAACTATTAGCGAAATACAAATGTATGATACAGAAAGCACATCACTTACAGCTAATGTAAATACTTACTTATCAAACTTATAAATATGAAAGACTCAATATTAAGCATTAACTTAGAAACTTCAACTGCACCAATTGTACAGGAAGTAAGAGGAAGGGACTACATAGAGTACGGCACAGAGGATTGGAAAAACCTCTACCCTCAGTTCTTAATTGACTTATACTACAACTCTAGTACACACGCTGCTATTATTAACGCTACAGCTGAAATGATAGCAGGAGAGGACTTAATAGCTGAAGAAAATGATACTAATTTAGAGTCTTATGTTAAGCTAAAGAAGTTTTTAAGACACGCTAATTCTAACGAAAGTTTGCACCAAGTAATAAAAAAGGTGGCTTTTGATTTTAAACTTCAGGGAGCTTATGCTTTACATATTGTATGGAATAGAGAAAGAACAGAAATAGCTGAGGTCTATCACGTACCTGTAGAACGTGTAAGAGCAGGAAAACCAAATGAGATGGGTAAGATAGACTGTTATTATATAAGTGCTGATTGGTCAAACACTAGAGCGAATAAACCTTATCCTATTAATGCTTTTAATGTAAACGATAGGACTTCAGGAAGTCAGTTATTATACACAGGTGCTTACAGTCCTAATATGGATTGTTATCATACACCTGATTACCTAGCAGCAAACAATTGGGCTTTAGTAGACCAAAAGGTTGCAGAGTTTCATTTAAACAATATAGAAAATGGATTTAGTGGGAGTTATTTTGTTTCTTTTGCTAATGGTATTCCTACGCAAGAAGAAAGAAGGCAAATAGAACAAAGTTTAACAGAGAAATTTACAGGAGCATCTAACTCAGGGAAGTTTATTTTAACATTCTCAGACGATAAGACTAGAACACCTGAAATAACTCCTATAAGCGTTTCTGACGCAGATAAGCAATACCTAGCACTACAAGAGCTATTAGTTCAAAATATACTTACAGGACATAGAGTAACGAGTCCTATGCTTATGGGTATTAAATCTGATACAGGGCTTGGCTCTAATGTAGATGAACTTAATGCAGCAGGAAATTTCTATCTTAATACAGTTGTAAAGCCGTTCCAATTACATATCTTAAATACTTTACAAACTATATTCTCAGTTAATAATATGGACTTACCTGTTAAGTTTGTTCAGTTAAAACCTATTACAGTAGAATTTACTTCTGAGGACTTAAAAGGAGTTATGACGGAAGACGAAATAAGAGAGGAAGTTGGGTTAAAACCTTTAGCAGATGTAGAAGTTAGAGAAGACTTTGCAAGTGAAAAGACAGAGCTTGATAAGTTTATTGAAGAATTTGGAGAAGATATTCCTGAAGAATGGGAACTGATAGAAGAAGAAGTAGTAGATGGAGAACATCAAGACTTTAACTATGAAGAAGTATTAAACGAGTTAATGAACGAAAAGTTAGAACTAGCTTCAACAGGTAGAGCAATTCCAAGTCGTAAGTCAGAGCAAGACGGACTATCTAAAAAGAGCGGTGATTATTTCAGAGTAAGATATGTTTACGCTAATGACAATTTCTTAGAAAACAAGTCAGGAACTAAAAGAGATTTTTGCAGAAAAATGGAAGCGGCTAAAAAGCTCTACCGTAAGGAGGATATTATTAATATGGGTAAAAAAGCAGTTAATCCCGGTTTTGGTATTGACGGAGCTGATACTTACTCAATTTTTCTCTACAAAGGAGGACCTCAATGTTTTCACTTTTGGAGCAGAAGAATTTACAAGACTGTTATAGGAGAAAGTAAGACTACTAAAATAGAAGATGCTGATATGATTGGCTACACTAAAGCTAAGTCAGAAGGATTTACTGCTAAGAAGAACGATAAGTTGGTAGCAACACCACCTAGAAAAATGAAAAATAACGGATATTACAACTAATTATGGCATACGTATTATTTATATCAGAAGCAAAGCTAAAAGATAGCACAGCAATCAATTTAAATGTAGATCCTCAAATCTTATTGCCTTATGTATTACAGGCACAGCGTATCTATATAGAAACAAAATTAGGAACTACACTTTACGAAAAATTAGAAGCTTTAATTACAGCAGGTACAATAGGTAATGTAGGTAATGAAGCATACAAGACTTTAGTAGATGAATACATAGGCGATTGTTTACCTTCGTGGGCATTTCATATGTGCATACCCTACCTAAGATTTAAAACGGAAAATGGCAACATCTATTCTAAGACATCAGAAACAGGAAACGCATTAAGCACAGAAGAAGCTCAACACCTAAGAGAAGAAGTAAGAAACAATGCTGAATACTTTACAGAAAGAATGATTAAGTATATCACTAATAATATAACTCTTTTTCCTGAATACAACACGAACTCAGGAGCCGACATTTCACCTGACCAAAATGCTTACTATAATGGTATGAACCTTGAAAGACCAATGAGACAAGGAACTAAACTTACATTGAGAAACTTTTTAAACGCTTCTGATTAATGAAGAAACACTATAAACCGAAAACTAAAAATGTTACTAAGTTAAAATCTTACTTAGATAAAAAAACAAAAACAAATGACAGAAGTAAAAGATACTCTACAAGTAGGGTTAGCTAATAGTTCAGCAATAGCTTTCAGCATAACAGACTGTAACGAAATACTAACGCTAGTTTCTTTAATTCTAGCAATTAGTTTTACTATATATAAATTCATTCAATTTGAAAAATCTAAATAGATGGCTCGTAAAGTTATTACAAGCTCTTATAAGAGTGTTAGAAAGAAGCGAAAGGGTGTACACTCCAAAAACGCAAGTAAAGGACAGAACGGCTACAAACACGTCTACAGAGGTCAGGGGCGTTAACCTTCTTTTAATAAGAGATACTTTTACAAAAGAAAGCACTATTGGTAAGTTATTTATCAATGGTGAAAGGTTCTGTGATACCTTAGAAAACCCTTGGTTAGATAATCAAAGAAACATAAGTTGTATTCCTGAAGGTCAATACAAAGTAAGACTTAGACTCGCAAGAGAAAGTGCAACAAGAGATTACTTACACTTATTAGTTCAAGACGTTCCTAATAGGGATTGGATATTATTCCACAGAGGAAATACAGCTAAAGATACAAGTGGCTGTATTCTAGTAGGGAATGGTCGTGAACAAGACATTGTTGAAAACTCTCGTTTGGCTATGGACTTAGTTATCAAAGAAATACTTAATTTAGGCGGTGAAAACATTAATTTAATAATCAAAAATAAATAATTATGAAAAAGTACATTATCACAAAGCTTCTTACATCTAAGAAGGTATGGTTAGGAATTTCATCTATTGTTGTTCCTTTAATCGCAAACTTCTTAGGAGCTGATGAAGAAGCTGTTTCAAAGATTTGGTTCAGTTTACTTGCAATGTTAGGTGGACAATCATTAGCAGACCTTGGAAAAGAAAGTAAGTAATAGATACAGATTAAAGCCACACGAAATAGTGGCATTAGAAAAGATGCGAGAAGCCGAGACTAGAAATGTTCTAGTTATCGGGGACTTGCACGAACCATTCTGTTTAGATGGTTACTTAGACTTCTGTATTGATCAATACTACACTTATAATTGCACAGAGGTAGTATTTATAGGTGATGTCATAGACAATCACTTTTCTAGCTATCACGAGGCTAGTGCTGATGGAATGGGTGGCTTAGATGAGCTTGAATTAGCTATTAAGAAAATAGGACGTTGGCGTGATGCGTTTCCTATGGCTACTGTAATTATTGGTAATCACGATAGGATTATAATGCGTAAAGCTCAGACTTCCTCAATACCTTCTAAATGGATTAAGTCTTTCAAAGAAGTCTTAGAAACTCCTGATTGGAACTTTGTAGAACGATACGAAACAGACGGTGTGCAATATATACACGGAGAAGGAGGAACGGCTAGGACTAAATGTCGTGCCGATATGATGAATACAGTTCAAGGACATTTACATACTCAATGTTATACAGAACACTATGTAGGTAAGAAGTTCAGAGTATATGGAACTCAAGTTGGTTGTGGTATAAATCATAAGTCGTATGCTATGGCTTATGCAAAATATGGTAAAAGACCTGCTGTTGGCTGTGCAGTTATACTAAATAATGGTCAAACTCCAATAAACCTTTTAATGCCTTTATAGACACTACCGTTTACATTCTAAGGCACTTTCACATCTTTTTAATGGTAATATACTAGACAACAATAAAAGTTGCTTATCTAGTAAAAACACTCTTAACACTTAAATTGTTAATAACTTTGATAATAATTGTGTTGGAAACTATTTATTTTTATATCTTTGCTGTGTTAAAATAGTAATAATTAAATAATCAAGAAATGAACTACAAAATCGTTAACAAAAACACAGGAGCTACTTACTTCTTAAATGAAAAAGAAAAAACAAACTTTTTTATTAAAAACAAAATGCAAAATTATAATGAAATAAATCTAACTAAAGCGAAAGCAAGAAGAATAAATAAGATGTTAGATGTAGTTGCTCACTTTTGCATAATAGGAGCTTCAGTATTAGCTACATTACTTTACATTCAAAACTACTAAGATGACTATACTAGACGCTGAAGAATTAGAATTTTCTACTTATGTAGATTACAACAAGCCATTCTTTTCTAATCTTTTAGAAAGAGATTTAGACAATACGAAAGTAAAGTCTAATGAATGGTATTTAAAGCCTATGTATGAGCAGTTAAGTTTTACTTCATACGACAGGGCTTCAGGTCATTTTAATAATGACTTATCGTACAACAGACGCTCAGTAATCGTTGTAGGAACTGAATTGCAAATCTATAACAAGTTTTGTGAGATGATAGAGAAGCACGGTTGGCAACTTCAGGACAGTTGGGATAGAGATCTAAAGCCTGAATATTTAATGCATTATAAATCAAATAATAATTCACCAACCATAATCAATTTAATTTAGTATTTTTAACGAAATTATTAACAGGCAAAAATCCTAGCCAATTAACATAGGTAGAAATATATGAAAACAGAAGCGCTAAAAGAAAAGTACATTAAGTACAATTTAACCAAAGATGATGTCTTTAAACATCAGCACTACATTATCTTGACAAGAAGTGGTATTGATAAGATACAGGCTTTAGAAAACATTAACATAGATTATGATGTTATTAAATGTGAAAAAGATTTTTGCGTAGTAAAAGCAAATGCAAGAAAAGAAGGTAAGGCAATTCAAACTTTTGGTTCAGCTTTGAAAGGAGCAGGGTTTAAAGATGGAAATACTAATACTTGGTACACAATGGAGATGGCTGAGAAAAGAGCAATGTCAAGAGCTGTACTAAAGCTAACAGGGTTCTATGAATTAGGAGTATTTGGAGAAGATGAAGCAGAAGATTTTAAAAAAAGTAATAATTAATAAAGACCTGCTAAAACAGGCACAATAAAAATGGAAGTAACAGGAAAACTAGTAAAGAAACTTGACTTAGAAACAGGAACATCTAAAGCAGGAAAAGAATGGAAGAAACAATCAATTGTAATTGATACAGGAAATGATTTTAATAATGAAGTCTGTGTTAGTGCCTTTGGTGATAAAGTAGGGCAAATGAACAAGCTAGAAGTAGGTATGGAGGTGTCAGTTCTTTGTAATGTTTATTCTAGAGAATACAACGGAAGATATTTTCACAACATAGATGGCTACTTTTTTACTAATCAGAGTAATAAATCTTCAGACAAGATACAGAATGGAGAAGCTGAAGAAGATATGCCTTTCTAAGATGAATACAGAAGATAACTTTAAAAACCTTTGCGACCTTACTACAAGTTTAGTAGGGTTGCCTAAAGGCTCTCTAGCTTTAAAAACTAGAAAGACAGAATATCAAGTACCTAGAATGGTTGCTGCTATGGTTGCAAGATTAGAAGATCAAACACATAGGGATATTATTGCTAATGTGTTGGATAGACATAGAACAAGTATTAATCATTATGAGAGAACACACTCAGCTAACTATTCATCATTTGATTTATATCGTAATACATTTAACAAAGTCTTTAATGCTTATACAGAAATCAAAGACGCTAAATTAACTTTCATAGACCTATATAATTTGCAGGAACACCTAAGAAAGAATGGCATACACGATAGCTCAAAACATCAAACGACTATCCGTATTATTTCAGGTAAATTCGGAACAGACGTTAAAGTTTCTTACAAAGACTTCTACAATCAATTAGAATTATGTAAGTTAGCCCTTCAAAATTATCAACACGAAATAGAAGTTATATGAAACATTTATTAAGTAGTTCAGCTTTTTTAATAGTGAACAAGCAATTAGCGAAGCAGGTAGGGTTGAAGGGTGCAGTCCTACTTGCTGACCTAATTAGCAAAGAAGAATACTTTATATCTAACGGAATGACTGACGGTTGGTTTTTTAATACTGCTAAGAATATAGAAGAAGATACTTGTTTAACTTCACACCAACAAAGAAAAGCAATTAAGATCTTAAAAGACTTAGGAATAATAGAAACTAAAGTAGTAGGTATTCCTGCAAAGCAGCATTTTAAAATAATTGAAAACAAGTTGTTAAGTTATTTCAATACTAGTTGTGAAGAAACTGCAAAACTAGTTGTTAAAAAAACGCAAACTATTAATAAGAATAACAATAAGAATAATAATAACAATAATATATCTAATAGGAGAAATGAATTTGTTTTTGAGGTTTTGTCTTTTGATTATGATGAAAGTATTTTAAATGGATTTGTAGATTATTGGACAGAACCTAATAAGTCTAAATCTAAAATGAAATTTGAATTACAAAAAACTTGGGAAACAAAAAGAAGATTAAAGACTTGGGCAGCTAATCAAAAGAAATGGGATAAACCTAAGTCTAATAAAAAAACAATGTCTAAATTAGACGCTCAAATTAACGAATGGCAAAAAGCAAAAGAATTATTATGAAACCACTAAAACAAGAAAACTTAAAAGAGCTAACTGAAAAAGTTTTAGACTTAGTTGCTAAGACTTCAGTTGAAATAGGGCATAGGTCAGATGCTCAGACTTTAGCTTCATTATCTAAAATATTTGCTGAGGACTTAATACAAGAAAAGCGTTTTGGCAATATGACCTTCAACCAAGTACAAGATGCTTTTAGACAGGGAGTAAGATTTGGAAAGGACGAACCCTTTTTAAATATCAGAACATTCTACAAATGGGTGTATGCTCAAAAGAAGTTAGTAGACAATGCTTACTATGAAGTTCATACTTTAGGAAAGCCAAAGGAAAAGACCTTATGGTATCAAGAACCAATAAAATTATTAAGATGAAGATATTAACAATCGTATGGGGAATAATAATTGTACTATGTATTTTAGAAGCTGTATTTTGTTCTAAGTTTGAAGATGAAATTTGAACGAAAGGAACATAGAGAAAGACAGAACAAAGCTCTTAAACAATTCTGTAAGCACTTTGGTTTGACTTATGGCTCACACGAGGAATATGCTCACATAGATGCAGTCCTTTATAACAAAGGAAAGATAACAGGTTTTGCAGAAGTAAAAGGAGTTCATAA